CAAAATCCAAAACCGCTACCGCTGCACCAGTTGTACCATTATATATTAAGGCACATCTAGCGGTAAAGCTAGCTCCTGCCCAAACTACTGGGGCAAAAGATATGTAGGCGGTGTTTGAATTTGTGTCACCCACAGGCACTTGGGTAATTGTTAGGGGTTTGCCGCCCGCGGTGTATCCTGAACCAGATATTTCATTGGTTGTTGTGTAGGCTGTTGTGGCGTCATTAAGTATTGCGTTGCCTGTATAAAGGGCTAATTTGTACGTGTAAGATGTCCCGGCGGCAAAGTTCTCTAGCCCTGATAAAAGATTTACCTTAAAAACCGTAGTCTGCCCCTGAACAATATTAGACATTAGGAGCCTCTACCGCCAACATTCATTTTGAGCTGGCCATCGCGATAGAAATCACCACGCTCAAGGCCATCAGAAAGACGTTTAAGCTGCATCATGGACTCTTGGTACTTATCTTCATAGTACTTAACCATATCGGCTTCGCCTTTCATGAAAATCATAGCTTCCCGCATTGCACCATAAAGTATTACGGGGTCATAGTTATCACCTAACCAGCTACGTCCTGTGGCATTAGATACGGCACTTACTGTGACAGAAAAGCCACTGCCAGTACTGCCAAGGGAAGAGCAAGAAAGAATATCGCCCACGACATAAAAGTTACCGCCAAAAGTAATGCTACAGGATGTGACGGCGCCGCCGGTAATAACGATATCAGCAGTTGCATTAGCACCTGAACCTCCAGTCAAAGATACGTTTTGGTATACGCCATTGGTATACAACGATCCACCTGTCAAAGAACCCACAGTAGTAATCTGCCCTTGAACGATTGTTGGCGGATAATAAAAATAATGCATTTCCATTGTGTAGTTTTGATCTGGGGTGGGGCCTAAAATATAGGTTAAGTCTTCCAAATTAGATAGCTGACTACCAAATAAAGCGTAATACTTAGGCAACCCGGTAGCTGTTGGGTTTGGGAACGCTTCACGCATGAAGTTAACGTCTTTGTTTAAAAGATACGTGTAGTTACCGCTACCATCAATAACCGCCAGAGAATAGTTAGCTAGCCAATCAACTGGAAGAGCTAAATAAGGATTGGTCGCTGTAACCGTGCCGGTAACGTTCTTGCGCAGTGAAGGCAAGTTTACGCTGTTGTATATACGGTCTTCAGCCTGCTGAATAAACACAGGAATAGTAGCTACAAATAGCTGCTCTGTATTTTCGGCGTAGGCTTGTATATTGTTATACAGCGTTTCGTAGTTCATTATTCAGCTTTTGGTTCTTCTTTAGGTTCTTCTTTAGGTTCTTCTTTAGGTAGCTGAGCTTCAGCTTGCGCGCGGATTTTCATCAACAACGCAAAAGCACCAGTCTTAGTAGGTAGTTCACCTAGCCCCGCCAGAATACCTTCAACTTCATTTAACGTAATTTCAAGTTTAACTAATGTTTGTGGGTCTAAACTCATGCCATTGGTCCTCGTGAAGTAAAACCTTTAGTAGCGGCGCCAAAACCACGCTGTTTAACGCCATCAGTTTTAGTCTTAGCGTAATTACCCTTAGTGGTTGTACCAGCACCGATATTAGCATTATTCATAAACTCTGCGCCAGTCTCTTCAGACATAGCTGGCAATCCGCCGCTAACTGGGTTTCCGCTCATGTCATGCGGCATAGCGTACTTTTCAGCTGGCAGAATATTTTTATTGTTTCCAACTTTAATAGCTGGACTGTTTTTGCTTGTAGGTTTAACTTGATTTGCCATGATTAGCATCCGTTCGCTTTTTCTTTGGCCAAATTACGGCCCATAGACAACATATCTTCATTAGTCTTTCCGCCAGCAATACCTTTAGCTGGCTTTTTACCAACCATAGTACTGACGTCAGAACCTGAATCACCCAAATTTCTGCCCTTGGTTTTACCCTTGCTTGTAATTCCGTCGGCTGCGCTTCTATATCCCATATTTCACCTCTTTATTAATTTATTGTTACTGTTCCAACTTGCCCCTGACCTACTAAATAGTTAGGCGTTTCTTGATAATCGTACCCCTGTCCTACAGGATTCCAACCCCACTGTGTATCGCGACTACCACCACCTTGATAGTTATAAGCCGTCAAACCTGATGCCACATAACTATTATCCCGTCTTGGCTCCCTAACCGCTTGTGGGTCATTGACTGGATACATACCTAATTGTAACTGTGGATGGTCAGGATCCCAACAGTTTTTGCAAACTTTTAGCTGATAGGGCTTGGTCTTAATAATCTCAGTACGAAGCTCAGTCAACTTATATCTAAAATCACAGCGATCGCACTGGGCAATCGCAAACTTACCGGATGAAAACTTATTTGGCATTAGCCACCCCCGAGGAACATCCTACGAGGCACAAACCGAACCGGTGCTTTTTCTCTATCTTCTTCGGCAGCCAGTTGGAACTGCTGCTCATAATCTGCTTTTAACGCGGCAATACGCTCTGCTGGTACATTTGGTAGCTTCATGGAAAGGTAATACGCTAAACCCGCAACCATGCAGTTTAAAAAGCGAAAAGGAATATCTTGGGTATTCACACCTGTACCGTCGTCTTGAATCCGACGCAAACGCCAGTAAACAAAAGTATAGGTTTGAGAACCATCTGGTGTTGGCCAGACTGTGATTTTAGGGGCATCTATACCAGCCGAGTTAACGCCATTTGGGTTAGTGGTGCTTGGGTATTGTGCGCCAGACATGCGTTGAATCCAGACCTGAATAGGGCGGCCTTGGCTTAATTTGTTTGGGATTGTGGCGTAGGTTGAGACGCTGATGCGGCTGATGTTAATATCCGTCTGTGTTGCAGTACTACCTGCGTTAGTACGTATCTGGTGCTCTAAAAGGTCGATTGTGTCGATTGGCAAGTCGTATGTATTTTGACCTTGAACCAAAGTAATCTGACCCTGCTCAATAGTCCACATATTAATGCCACGATTTGCCCATTCTATCGTCAACAGGTTTAAGCTTCTTCTTGCAGTCCTAAAATCGTAGCCGGAACGAAGCTCAGCACCGCAACGCTCAAAAGCGTCTTCAATCAGTTCTGTTAAATCTAGATTAAACGACGAGGTGCCAGAAGTTGTCATTACTTTGCCTTTTTAGCAACTTTAGTTGCTTTTTTAGCAACAGGTTTCTTTTTAACTGGACGTGTTGTAGCCTTACGCACGTATTTACGCTTAGGGCGTGGTGCAAAATCTTCTGATACTGGAAACGGCCAAGCCGCAATCTCCGCTTTAGGGAAAACAATTTCTTCCTGCGGTTTGCTAAACAAACTCATAACCCATGCAAAAACGCTACGTAATCTCATTTTTTAAGCCGCCTTTTTGTTAATTCTACGTGATTTATTATGCTCTTGATTTTCTACAGATTTTATTTGATTGCAAGTAGCGCAAAGAACCTGAAGTTTTTGCTTTGCTTCTTCTAAGTTCTTAGCGTAATACCTAGCTATTTTATTGCCAATACGCTTGCGATCCTCGTGCCCGTCGCCGTTTATGTGATCTAAAACAAGCCCACGTATATTTTTGTCATATCCGCAACAAACACATTTACCACCCAAAACGGACAAAACAAAATGTCTTTTTTCAATATCTCGTTTTGCATCTATCCCATTTGTTGCTCTATACGCAATTTGTTTTTTAGTTAGCCCGGGCACATCCGCGTATTTTTGCCTAGCTTTATTTCTGGCAATTATATCATCAGCAAAATCTTTGCCTTTACACGTTTGTGAGCAATATTTAGCCAACCTCTTTGGCGAGATAAAATTAATACTACAGAAAGTGCATTGATGGCTAAACGGCATTTATTTCTTTTTAAATTTGCGCATGGTTTCCGCCAGCCTAGCCCGCTTACCCTCGACACCGGGTTTCTTTGCAGCTGCGGCTAATTTGGCTGCCGGAATAGGTTTACCAGGCTTAGCGCCTAATTCTTTACGTAATGCACCAGGTTTTTTAATTGCTTTTTGAATCCATTTCTCAGCCATCATTTTACCTTTCT